ATGCGTTGCACATATTTAGTCAAAGTCACCTCACAGGAAATTTCAATGGCCATCTCCGATCCTGCCTCCTCCTTTATGTTGACGAAGCTTTTTGGGCTGGAGACAAAAAGGGCGAAAGCGTACTCAAAGGACTCATTACAGAAAACGTTCTCATGGTAGAGAAGAAAGGCATCGACGCCGTTCAATGGCTCAATCGCCTGCACATCATCATGACGGCAAACTCGCAATGGGTCGTGCCTGCCTCCATCGATGAGCGCAGGTACGCCATGTTCAATGTCAATGACTACTACTCCAAGCGGCCCAAGGAACGTGCGCCCTACTTCAACGATCTTCACCATGAGCTGGGCAACGGGGGCCTCCCAGCGATGCTGTATGACTTGCAGAACTGGAACCTGAAGAACTGGCACCCTCGACAAGTCTACGAGACGGCTGCGCTGTTCGAGCAGAAGCGTCGGAGCATGGACCCGGTAGAGCAGTGGTTTGACGCTCTCCTGGAGGAGGGCACGCTGCCCGGCTTCAAGCTGCCTGGGACTACTAACCTGCCGACCACCAAGGCCCTTCTGGACGACTTCCGCGAGCGCGCCCCGAGTGGCGCCAAATATCTCGCGGGAGAGAAGGTTGTCGGAGACTTCCTGCGTGAGCTGGACTGCGAGCCTGTGCGAGTCAAAGGGTTCCGTTCGTGGCACATGCAGCCGCTATCACAACTTCGACAAGTTTGGATGAATAGGTATGGCTATCGAGACTGGGACATGAAGGAGGATTGGGGATGAGTGATCTTAGACCAGCGCTGTTTGGGGGTAGAGATTGGAGTATGTGGCAACTAGCAATATGGCGTCTTCTCGATTATTTCGATGCCATGGAAGGAACTACGTATTTATATGACAAAACGGACCAAGAAAGTTTTCTTAAGGAAATAGATGAACAAATTAGAGATAGAGTAGCAGACGTTTTAGACGTATACCATAGAAAGAACGTACAAAGTTAAAACTCCAGCCCTTTAGCGTACCCATGCGTATGCAGAAGCGGCAACTGCTTTTTCAGCCGCCGCCCTATATCCGTCCGGTACATAGGAGAGTTAGGGAGATGGATCGCTTTCAAGCGCTTGTAGCAAAGGTCGCTCGCAGCCTTGACCGTTTCGCCGGTCGCCGTCATGACGAGAACATAATCCCCAGCTGTTACCACGCTTGGAATTTCGGCGATGCTTTCCTTGACTTTATGCGCCGCCACCCCAAGCTTGCACTCGCAAAGATGCGTGTAGTCCGGCTCGATTGGCCCGTAGATGGGAACTCCGACGACCTCTTTCCGGGTCACGTGCGAATACGGGTAATCTGGCATGCTGACAACTACGCCTTGGCATACCTTATCACACGCGAAGGAACCGGCGTCACGACCGTCGTGGAGCTGTAGCAGCCACTCCACGGGGTCACCCTCATGCAAGGGCTGTTGAATGTTGAACGTCGGCCATCCCGGCCGCATCGTAAACTCCAGGGGCCAAGGAATACCATGGTCATCAATGATACAGTTGACATCGACATACCCGACGTAACGCTCTTTGCTAAGTTGAGGGATGAGGGGATTGAGAACTTTCGATGCGAGCTTAGAATTTCGCACGTACCGGAGTACCGTACCTTGCTCCCCTGTAGCGACCCCTTTATCATCGTTCATCAGTTTTTTGAATTCGAAGTTTTCACACCAACCCGCATTGAATCCGTGCGGGCCGAACCACCCTCCTACGGCCATCTCAATTCCGGGGATAAATTCCTGAAGTATGAACGGAAATTTGATCTTTCCGAGTTTCTTCCATCGCTGAAGCATGTACAGCATATCCTCAGCGGATTTAGCGCAGTACGAGAGAGATTTGTCTTCAACCTCCCCGCTTGGCTTGGATACAAGGGGGGCGTCCCGTTTCTTGACGTAGGAGACGGCTTCCTCGTAACCACGAAATTCTTTGTAAGGTGGGATAGGAATGTATGCTTTCTTAAAGATGTTCATACCGACGTTACGGTCGATCTCCCAAGTCGCCGTACTTATCGAAGCCCCGACAATCTTGACCCCCTCAGGTCGCCAGCGCATGTCGAGATCGTATGTGTATCGCGTATTGTCAGTCATGAAGACGAGATCGGCCCAGCGAATCCAGGGCCGGTAGTCGTCCACGACGTTGACTAGACCGCGGCCGATGTGCTTCGTCTTCTCTGTCTGTCGGATCATCAGGCGTACGTCATGCCCCTCCCGCTGCGCTCGCATGGCGAAGTCGAGGCCGTTGCCCGCGGGATCAACAATGAGCAGGCGCATCATTCCACCGTAAACCGTGCTTCCTGCGGTCCGTCGTGCATAGGAAAGAATGATTGCCAAAAACCGCAGCTTCGCTTTGGAAATTTTTGGAGCATGACTTCGGTTCCGGGGTCAGCTCTTGGCGCACGCCATAGGCTGTGGAAAGTTTCAACCTCCCCTATTTTTCCGTGGTGTACGGTAGGGATGGGTGCAAAGACCCAGACTGCTCTCTCACCTTTTTGCGTCCCGACAAAACGACGGTATACGGTTCCTTCGCATCCCGTACGCAAAGTCTTGTCGGTCCATACGGCTTCTATGACCTGCCCTGGCTTTACCGTGGAAGGCGTCATATGGAAATTGGTCGTCTCGACGACCGGCCCTCGTTGGGAAATTTGCCACGCTGGGTATGCGAAAGCTATGATCCCAATAATGAAACACGCCCAGATAGTTTTGTGGTCCTTCATTTTCTGATCCATTCCAGTAGTTTATCGAAAACCTGCATGAGTCCTATAATACCTCCGCCGCCAACAATAAACGCCCCTATCCCTTTGGACAAACGACGCATAAAATCGTAAGTCTTCAACATCCTTCTGATCTCTTTTACTTCATCCGACCGCAAATTATCGAGCATAGCCTCTCGATTGACCCTATCAATAATCGCTTTCAATTCGTCTTCATTTTTTGTCACTTTCTGGCTCTTGTATTGGTCGCTCTTATTTTTCTCTCGGCGTTTCGTGGTCAGTAGCACTCTGTTGTGCTGCTCCTGCCGCGTGCGCGGCTGCTTTGGCCTCCCTCAGCAGTTCATCCATGCGGCTGTTGATCGACAGGTGAACCTCCTGGATTTTACCCTTGTTGACCCAACTAAGAACACAGGCGCCGACCGCTGCGGCAGCGGTAGTGATGCTAGCTATTTCGGTGATGGACATTAATGGATCACGAACCCAAAGTCATGCCATCCGAGCAGGAACAGCAGCACGAACAGGAGAATGTTTGGTCCCCACGCGAACGCGGCTCCTCCGGGAGCCCAGTTCGTCCAGCCCCAAAAGACGAACCACAGGATCATGAGCATCCAGAAAACCATTCCCTATGGGCATTGTCGTTCTCCTTCTCCTTCCAACGAATCGCGTCGCCGCTTCTGTTCCAGCTCCCAAGCTTCGGCGCTGTTGCGCTCGCGCTCCTTTTCCAGATAGTCCAGGTGCGACTGAATCGAAGCGAAAATGTAAGACGCGATTCGTTTCACGGTGCTGGCCTCCGTATCGCAGACACGGCAGACGTGGGAACTGCCATCACATTAATGGCGTCAGACTGATTCCCGCCGCGGCACATATAGTTTGCCCCGCTCGTGCTCTCATAAAGCGTGACATGGTGCCCGCCGGATGACCACTGGACGCAGATGATATCGCCCGGCTTGGGCTCGCTCACAGCGACGCCGAACTGCCGCCACGAGTCGGCCCACAGAAATTTATCGGTGTCGGTCGAGCCGAATTGCGGACGTATGCCGGCGCTCGCCATGCAGTAGGCAACCGTCAGGCCGCACCACGCGATCGAGTCGTGCGTGTAACGGGCGCAGTAGCTCGCCATCTCAGGGTACTTCTTGGCGATGAAGGCAGCGAACCCCAGGATGACCGGGTTATCATGCCCCTCGTGCGTGCCGGTCACTGCCCGCATGGCGGCGAGCCATGGGGGAACCCCATCCGCCGGGGCAACCACGGAAGGCTTTGGCTGCGGCGCCTGGGAAGCCAGCGCAAGAGCTTCCTTGCGGACATCCACAACGCGACTCGTCCAACCCTTGCCGAACCTGCCCCATGTCGGAAGACCTTGCAGGAATGCAAGACGGCGGTCGCAGAACTGACCGACGAGACTGACCGGATCGACCTTCGCTGTCGCCGCTATCGTGTCCGGGCCGACTTCGCCATCTTGGTCCGTACCAACGAGCACTTGCAGGAATTTCGCTGAGCGGCTGACCCCTGAGTTGACGCCGAAGTCGAAGACCGCGAGGTCGACGCCTGGCGGGAGGCTGTCACACCAGAGCGCGTTCCAGTATTGATCCTTATAGATCGCGATGACTTGTTCTTGGGGGGCTTCCCAAACGTCGGGCGGGAGACCGGGATGGGAATTTCTCCACATATCCCATTCACGCTGAAGGATTCCCCGAGAAGTTCGCCCTCCGGGGTCCTGGGGGTCGTCGTCGTTGCCGCCTTCGTATTTGAGGACAAGGGCAACACATCGGTCAAAGTCGCTTCCGGCGGGCGGGGGCGGGGTAACGGGGGGGATAATGACTGGGGGCTTGACGGGAGGAACATCAACAGGCCCAGGCTTAACGGGGGGAGTGCCAGGAGGCCCCACAGGGACGGGTGGAATCTGCGCGCGGTCACGGGCATAGATCAGATACCATTGCACCAGCCCCATGACAAAGATCGTCGCCAAGTAGGCGATCAGAGGCACCGTCATAGTCTCAATGTTCACGGGAACGTTTTCCCCGATGCGGGCTCAGCCTGCGGCTTGAGGTTAGAGACCAGAGCGGTGAAATCCGCCACTGGATTGCCCGTCAAGTGCAGCAGCGCTGCTGCTCCG